CACTACCTTTGCTACTAAATGACCGTTTCTTTCCAGCATTCCGAATACCGGAACTTTATCCTTGAAAGAACGACCTTGACATTTCTCAACTTTCTTATCCTTATGCCGATTTTTGTTCTTGCCTCCGACAAAGGTTTCGTCAATCTCAACTTCTCCTTTCAATTTATGTTCATTTTCAACTCCCATTGTATCCCTAATCTTTTGAAGCATTTTCCATGCTGATTTCTGAGTAATACCCAAATCTCTCGCCAACTGACAAGAAGAAACGCCACGTTTGTGCGATAGAAACAAGAACATTGCATAGAACCAATATCGTAGTGGTAACTTTGTGTTAGCAAATTTAGTTCCCGTTTTCACGTCAAAGTATCTACCAGTATTCTTGCATTTATACTTCCCATTGCGACACTTGTAAACTTTAGATGAAGGGTCAAACGGAGAAACCGGATTTCCACCCCATCTTTTGTCCTCATAGTATCTAATGCAACTCTCCTCGTCAGGAAATAACTTAGAGAATATTAATTGTTTATCTGTCTTTTTCATAGTCATACTATTAAATAAAGTACAATACAATCAATAAGTTCGTAACTATCCAAGAGAATGAAGCAATACTTATTAACATCTGCATTTCGCTTCATAAGACCAATCAATATGTAAAAGAGCGAGCATAACCAAAAGTTATGAAGAAGAATCAAGTGTCACTTTGTATATAAGTGCCTATTCTTTTATTGACGGAGAACGACCTTTTGCCCTACACCAAAACAAGCCAGTTTCTTTATGTCTAAACTTCACTGCCATCTTTTATTTTTTAAGTCTTGCTACAAAGTCCTCCAAGTACATAGTCTGATTGATACCGTGTACTTCGTTAAATACATCTACTATCATTTCCTTTGCCGCTTCAATAGCCTTTTTTTCGGTTACTTCAACTGCCAGTTTGCAGTCTTGAACAGTACTAATATGTTCCTTTTCAACCACTCTAAAAGATACACTCTCTTCATCTTTCCTCTGATGCGGTAAACAGTATATATTATCACATTCTTTCTGATAAAAGAAACATTTTCCACAAGGGAAATCAAGCACATTTACCACTTCTAAGGTTACTCCTTCATATTCAAATCTTTCACCTATTTTTTTATCTTCAAACATGTCATTTAGTTTTTAGTTCTTCACTCAACAACAAAGTATCTATTTTGGAATAAAGTCCTTTGTCTTTAAATTTACGTATTCTCTTAAAAAGATTACCAGTCAGACAGAATCGGTATGACTTACCTACAATATTTGGTATTTCTTCACGTTTAACCCGATTATCTTCACACATTGAGGCAAGCATATCGACCTGCTGTCTGGTGGCTACACAAGTACCCGACTTGTTTTTATCTATGGTAGTAACTACAAACTCTTCCAACCCTACTTCCTTTGCAGCCGGGAGAAGTCTTTTTAGATACTTTCTGCACATTTTCTGTAGCATAGGCTATTCATCTGACGGTTTATAATCCCAGCCATTCAATTCATAGCATCGCTTGCGGACAACTTCTCTATCCCAATGCTCAAATATCTTAGTTCCTCCCATGCCGTCCTTTTCTCGCTCATATAAAGCCCACTCTCTTCCTCTTGGCTCATAGTAATACTTTGGTTGACTATTTGCCAAGTCCTTGTATTCTTGCTCCGTCATATCAATAGTCAAGTTTAGTCATTAGAAGAGCTTCGGATAGAGATAACTCTTTGTCGGAAAATGTAATCTTAATTCCCTTACTGTCATCTTTAGGAAAATGAAATCTTATGCCTTTCCTTGCATTCAAAGCATCGGCTATCAATTCAATGTTAAGTGGGTCAATAAGTACCTTTTCCGCAAATCCCGGTTTGAATTGACTTATAACTTCGTTATAATTGGGATATTTACTATCTATATTTGCGAACCTATACTTTATATCCCAATCGTCATATATAGCGTGGAAACCATCTTCTTCAATCTCAATGATATTATGCTTGATAATTTCCTTAAAATTCTTTGCACTAATTAGTTTACCGTCCAGTAATTCCTTCTCTTCTTCTCTAAAGTTACAAATCTCATTTAGGCAAGCTTTAATTAATATCATTCTGTTGGAGGCAATTGCATATCCATCTTTGAAATATATGCAATTCATTACTGGTCTGATAAGGTCATTTGCACAAGCTAAATGCAGCTTAATCCCTTTGTTGAAATTGTGTCTAATCTTCTTCATATCATTTGGTCTTTTAGTATTATAGCATCTACTTTGGAGTAGATACCTTTGTCTTTAAATTTACGTATTCTTTTAAAAATCTTTTGTTCGTTACACTTCCGGTATGACAGACCGAGTAAGTTGGGAATTTCCTCCCTTTTTATTCTATCATCCCCACATAGAGAAGCCAGCATATTGACTTGTTCTACTGTGGCTGTGCATCGTCCATTTTCGTTTTCGGCAATAGTCTTTTCGACAAATTCATCAAGACCGATATCTCTCGCTTTCCGGTACAACTTTTTCAGATACTTTCTGCAAAGCTGCTGTAGTTTGTTATGGCAACTCATAATAGTTTCTTTATAATATCTCCATTATATGATTCTTTAGTTAATTCTATAAATTCATATATTGTAAATGAATCTTTTTCAATATCTATACCTTTATTGATACAGAATGACAACCTTCCTTGCTTGCACGAACCGATTAGCACATGATGCCAATAAAATAATTCTTTAGCCGATACCTTTTTAGTAAAGTCTGGAAAATGCTTTTTAAAAGCTTCTATCCTTTCCTCCTCGGTTGAATCGTCATACAATTTTCTTGAAGCGAAGCAAACGCATCGTGCAATGTTTCTCCATGAGCGAATTTCCCATTCTCTTTTGCAACAAATGTTTTAGTCAATGTAAAGTCATCGTTCAGTATATATCCTTTAGCTACATTGTCATGAATATGCTTGATAATTGTAGGAATATCATCAATGATATATACTTTGTCGCCATTGAATGTTTTAATTCCATCGCCATAGCCAGAGCCATAGCCAGAGCCATAGCCATCGCCAGAGCCATCGCCATAGCCATAGCCATCGCCATCGCCAGAGCCATCGCCATAGCCAGAGCCAGAGCCATAGCCATCGCCAGAGCCATAGCCAGAGCCATAGCCAAAGCCAGAGCCAGAGCCAGAGCCATAGCCATCGCCAGAGCCATAGCCATAGCCATCGCCAGAGCCATAGCCAGAGCCATAGCCAGAGCCATAGCCAGAGCCAGAGCCAGAGCTAAGAAATAGCTTTATCTGTTCTTCCATACGTCTACCTCCTCAATGGATTTGACTGCCTCTTCCGTACAAGGAATAATCTCGATTACTCCAAGTATTGTGATAGTGGGTACGACTAAGGTAAACTTACATTCGCTTGGTCTTTTTGTCCCTTCGACCGCAAGCTGTGAAATGGATGCAGCTCCGTACCAGCACCACAATCTGCGGCAGTCTGTCAATACAACTTCACTGCCATTCTTTTCTTTCAGTGTTCCGAAGAATACTCCTGCTCTGTCTGCTCTAATAATTACTTTTTTACCAATAAAATTGCTCATATCATTATAATTGGGTTTTATAAAGCCCGCCCAAGGCTATAGTACATATTATTTGTGGGGCAGCAACCTAATGCTGTCCCGATTTAATGTTTCTAAAGAATTGCTGAATACCTAAGAATAGGATAACGAGAATGACTGCTATGTTAGTGTAGCAGATAGTCAGAAACGCGGAATTCGATGTGAATAAGACATCATTGAAGTTTCTTTGGACGCAAAGAATTAAAAGGTAAACAATGCCAATTTGATGCCTCCAACAAAATCTTAATGAAATACTAAGAATGAGTAAGAATAGAGAAGTAATGAATGAGATTTGAATATACTCTGCAATGGTAAATGATATAGGAGTATAAAGATAGTAATATCCATCTGTACCCTCATACACACTTTCAAACTTAAATGCTATAAGTTTTTCAAAGTAGTCAATTAACACAATCAGTAATAATACTGTTGTGGCAATCTTAGTTACTTGAACTAATACTTTTCTTAATATAGGATATAAACTATTCATTACTTTCTCTTTATCTTAACAACAACTGTATCATTTCGTATAGAATCATTCTTTTCTCTAAACTTAATATTTCCAACTGGTGTTTCATTATGACGTGGTTCAATAATAACATCTGGGTTCTCTAAAGTCGGAGATGCTTTAACCGTATCTTTTTGAAAGGCAGTTATATACCACCCGACCCTAAGCCGGGTGGGTATAACTTATGTTTATAATTAGACCGCTAAGATAGCGATTATTTCTAAAATATCATAGAGAAATATCACTTATCTTCCAAGTTTAATAAGAGCACCGGATAGCAAGCATCCAATGAATCCTATGATGATTATCAATGCCATAATACTAATTTTGGATATTGATTTTATTTGACATATTATTTCTTGCGAGCTTTGACATCTATACTACCTTCTCCCATTTGCATGGAAAGCTCCGCTGTGTTGGAAGTTAAAGATTTAACTGTATAACGAACATACTCCTCACCGCTTACATAAGTTACGATTGTCTTACCTTCTGCGGTATATGTACCACTACCATTTCCAAGATAGCCAGAACCATAATAAGTACCGTCAGATTTGAATGAGATAGACATGGCAAACTTGTCATAAGGATATTTGGTTACATCGTACCAAGTTCCACCAGCCATGATTTCTGTAACTTCCCATGTTCCATACAGTGTGTCCATAGGATAATCAAACTTAGATTCATCATCATCTGAGCAAGACGAGAAACTAACTACTGCTGCAAATACCAGCATCCACATTAAAAAAATCTTCTTCATACCATTTTTTGTTTTTAATTGGTTAATACTAAAGTTTTAAAAAAGCTCTCTCTCACTTAGCAATAACCACACATCAAGGTACAAAAAAGACGTAGTGCTACTGCCATACGTCGTCAAGGCTCACCACAAGCCCACTTACTCAATGGCAGCGCACTACGCCAATATGACGAAGTACACTTAACCCAATGAGTAAGTTCATAATAGCCTTAGTGTTATCCGAGGTGGTGATTCTGACGACGATTAGGCTACTTTATTATTGAACAGTTGGATTTCTCCCCAATTATTCATGATGCAAAGATAGAAAATTTATCAATAAACTAATAGAATAAGACCTTTTTTGGAACAACATGTGTGAGTTACATTAAATCAAGCCGGTAAGTAGCAAATAAATATGCTTGTTTTTCGATAACCGCAGTATAAGTAACGAAAAGAATTATATATTTGCGGCAAAAATAAAAACAGAGTTGCGGCAACAACTCTGTTTTAAAGCGGACGAGCGCATCTCGGAATTAATAAATCACAATTATGGCTAAATACATCATTGAGATTGAAATCGAATTCTCAATATCCTATAAGTGGATATTAGGGTTCGTCCTACTATTTATGTAGTGTATATCAAAGGGAAGGAGAATATCTACTTCCCTTTTTTCTATGCGCAAAAGTATTATATAAATTCTACTATTCCAAATAACAAACGTTAAAAGTTACTTATCCACACAACATTCTTTGGCTTTCTTAAGAAGAAGCTCTTTTATAAACCTATCAAGTTCTTCTTTAGAAACTTGTAGAGAAGGATTAGGGTTCAACCCTTTCTTGGGTCTTACCTCTATCTTTACCTTTACATTGTTCTTTATACGTGCCATAGTCATGCAATATTGCGCAAATATAAGTCTATTCTTTGAAAGTTCGTATAGAACCGAGTGTTAAATCTGAAAACATATTCGTCAATATATCGCTGGAGGTGCTTTTTACTAACCGAGTAATAAGTTCCAAATATCATTCTTTTAAAGTGCGACCAAGCATTTTCAATACCATTTGTACTTACTTGTATGACTTCTCCCTTATCTGTCGCATAGGTAGAGCCATAGTAATGTTTCTCATGGTCTACTGACCTTTGAATGTAATCATTGGTTATTCCTCCATAGTCCCAGCCGTCAGTATATATGACGCTTCCGGATTTAACATAGCCTTTTATCAGAGGGAGCAGTGTCCTTACTTTGGTATCGGGCACTACCTTTGCTACTAAATGACCGTTTCTTTCCAGCATTCCGAATACCGGAACTTTATCCTTGAAAGAACGACCTTGACATTTCTCAACTTTCTTATC